TATCTAGAGGAAATAATATTGAAAATGAACGTGAAGAAAATGAACGTGAAGAAAATGAACGTGAAGAAAATGAACGTGAAGAAAATGAACGTGAAGAAAAGGATAACTATATTGTTTATTCTTTAATAGAACGAATTGTGATTGATAAAAATGTTAATTATATTAATGAAAATTTATTTAATATTAATAATTTATTAGATTTATATTTTGATAAGAAATCAATTTATAAAGAATTAAATAGAATAGATAATTTATTTAGATTATATAATATTTATAATAAAGATGTATATGTTAATATTAATACAAAAAATAATTTTAAAAGAATTTTAGAACTTATTTCAACTTTTGATATGTATGATTCAACTATATTTACTTTACAAGAGGAACAATTTAAAAAAGAAATAATAATAAGAAATCTATATCATATAAATTTTATCAAATTTGATGGTATGATTGATTATGATTTTATTTTATCCTCGAGAGATAATATTTTATGTATATCTGATTTTAAAACGAAAGTATATGATTATTATCATATATTAAAATTAGAATTATATTGTAATTATAAATATTCTGAAGAAATTTATCATAATATTATTAATTTTGATAAATATATTTTATAAAAAAAAAAGAAAAAAAAATGGAAGAATTAAATAAAAAAAATAATATTCTTAAAGAGGTGAAAATGAGAAATGAATATCTAAAAAATAAATATATAGAACACTCAATTTCTATCGATAGTAAAAATACTAGAAAATCAGAATTATATTATTTTAAAAATATTGATGAAGCTAAGGCTTTACGAATTTTTAAGAAATTACAAAATTATGTGACTAAAATAATTACTCCGGATTATTCAATTTGGGAATATAAAAAAGGTGTAGTTACAAAAATAAAATAAAAATATGGACTTAATAAAAGAATTATACGAATTCGTAATTTCCGAACGAATTAAAAATTTATCGGAAGAAGAATTAAAAAAAATATTTAAATTAATTAAAAAGATTGAGAATAAAAAATATGAAAAATAAAAAATATTCTGATTTAATGATAGAATTAAATTATAAAATAAATAAATTAAAAGAAGAAATCATCAAAAAAATTGATGATTTTTTTTATATTTCGATTAAAGTTGTAGTCGTAGCTTCAATTTTTTCAAATTTTTTAGCTACTTGTTTAGCTATTTTTTGACGATAAGGAGAACCAAATCCAAAATCCTTAGATTTAGTTAGAGAAGAATTTCTTATATTTCTATTATATAATACTTTATCTAATCTTATTATTTTAAAATTTGCAAATTTTATTCTATTTATAAAATCTGTATCAGCACCACATCTCCAATTTTTATAATATCCAATATTTTCAATTATTTTTTTATTAAAATATAATATTCCATCTAACCATTTTGTATTTTTATATTTACTTTTAATATAATTATCCGCTTTAAATTGATAAACATCACCTTTTAATTCACTTAAAACTTCAATTAAATTTGATTTCATTATATCATCACTATCAAATCTCAATAAATATTCACAATTTTTATCAGATTTTAATATGAGTGAGTTAGATAAAACGTAGGTTCCCACATTTGATACCGAATAGAAAACTTTTAAATTTTTATATTTATGTTTTATTTCTTTTACTTTTATTAAAGTTTCAACACAACCGTCAATTCCTAATAATATTTCATAATCACCACACGTTTGTGATGCTATAGAATCTAAACAATCTTCTATAAAATCTTGACTTTTATAAGAAGTGACTATTATAGATATTTTTCCCATTTTTCTTTTTTATTTTTAATCTTCAATTTCTAATTTATCTTCAATTTTCAAATTTAAATTTTCATTAAATTTTCCTACTGTAGATTTCACAACAGCTCTTATAATTTTTACAAATATATTTTTACCGGTTAAAATTTTCATATTTTCCGCTATTGAATATAACTCGTTTATAGATAACATAAATGTAGCTACTCTAGCTAACCAAATAGCTAAATTGCTATCTATTAAACATATTTTAAATATTAAAAATATTAAACCTACAATAATCCAGTAACAAATTACTTTAGTCGAACTTCTTCTTAATTTTCTAGATTTTACTAAAACTACTTTTTCCCAAAAATTTTTAATTTTTGAGTTTTTCCAATCTCGTCCTATAGCGGTAACTAAATCTACAGCACAAATCACAAACAATAAAATAATTAATGGATATAACGGAGATAAAAAAACTCCTATACTCATTAAAATTGCTATTATATTAATATAAATTTTATCCATTTTTAATATTTTTTTTATAATAAAATATCTCCGAAATAAAACGAAGAATTTATTTCAGAATCAGGACTTTTTTCATAAATTTCTTGATTATATACACTTGAGTATAATGGAAAAATACCATCACAAAATTTTGATTTTAAATATAATTTACAATCTTCATAAAGTTGATTTCCAATATTTTTATATTCGCCTTGATAAAATTTAATTTCGTTTAATCCTATAGGTTCAGAATTATCAGAATTTTTAATAACTACAGATTTATTTGTTATAGAAATAGATAAAAAAGGAAAACATCTATATAGAGATAAGTTTAAAGTTATTGGTTTTAAATAAATTTCATATAAATTTTGATATTCACCTTCATCATTAATTGTTCCATCTTCAATTTTATCATAAATTTCATTTAAAAAAGCTGTTCCTAAAAGTCGTTGAATATCAATCGTTTGTGTATTAAAAACTGAACGAATCATTTTTGAAATATCAACATTTTCTTGAACTTCAGAATTTTTTGTTATATAATCTTGATTAATTAATAATATTCTATTCATTTTTATATATTATTTTCATTTTTTATTGAATTATCATCAATTTTTTGTTCACTCAAACCAACTAAACTTCTTAATTCGTTGATACTCAATATACTAGTTAAAATTGTTTCCGGTAAAAATGTTACAAGAGCTGTATTTTCATATATTATTTTTATTTCAGAATCTAATTCATATAATACATCATTTATCATGTTTTGTATAAGTTTTCTGTCAGGTTCTATAACTTGATTTAAAAATATTTGATAAGATTGTAATAATTCTAAACCTGAACCTCCCAATTCACCCGGAGTTTGAATTCCTACGATTTTTGGTGATGTTATTTGATGTGATTCAATTATTTTATCTCTAGTAGTTTTATTTAAAACTTCAAACATTTTATCTAAATTTGGATTGTCTATAGTATCGATAGTTGTAGATTCCTCTTTAGATTTTGATATAGTTACAAGAGTTTTTCCTGAATTTGAAGAACCACTATATTTTTCTTCTAATTTTTCACGTAAAGCTTTTGCTACTGTAGGGTCTTTATATTGCTGTCCTATTATATTTATAACCATCCCAAATGTCATATTATTATCTAGATTTGAATTATGAAAATTATCTATTTTATAAGATATATCTAAAGAAGGAATAGCTGATGTGTAAGAAGGTAAAATTTGATATTTTACATTTTGACCTGAAGCTGACCAGAATCTTTTAATAAATTTTATACTTCTAGGTTGTTTTTCATTTGAATTATAAAAAGGTATAAATATACGAGAACATGTATCATCAAACCAATCATCCGAATAATACATTCCTAAAATTTTATTTCCAATTTCTTTTTGATATCTTAAATTAGCTAAAGGTAAATATTCAATATTTAAAATATCATTTTTTGAATTTCTTATAATTTCAAAAGCGCAAGCACCTATTATTTCAAAATCTGTAGTTATTTTATCTATTAATTCATCTAAATTAAAATCAACTTCTTTTTTAATATATTCTATTTTATTTCCCGAAACTAAATTTATTTTAGATTGTAAAATTGAGTGATGTATAGGAGAATAATTTGAATATTCAATTAACTCATCGAAAAATCTATTATTAATTCCAGCAGAAATCCAATCATCAGATTCATTTTGAATAAAATCTGGTTCTTCAAATTTAGCGTGTTCTAAAAAAAATAATACATCTTCTGGTAATTCGTTATTCACTATCATAAAATGTTTTTTCGTTATTTTGTGTAGAAAAAATAGTATAATCTTCGCTTTTAACGAAATATCTACCAGTTTCTAAAAAATGAGCATTTTCAATCTCTGTAGTTAAAATTTCAGACTCATAAATATTATATATTCCAGATGAATTTTCAATAAATAATGTTACACCTGAATTCATAATAGTATCACCTGAATTAATATCATTTGAATCTGAAAAACACTCAATTATAAATTTATTATATTTTTCATATTCAGAAAAATCGTTTGGGTTACAATAAAAAACATTTTTACTCATATCATTTATAAATTCAAAAATAAAATATGGATTTTCATAAATTAAATTTTTGTTTAATCTAGTTACTACTAAATTTAAATTATTTTGTTCTAATATTATCATATAAATCTAAATATTTTTTTATTAAATATTGTTTTATTATTTAAAAAAAGGGTGATTTTTTAAAAACACCCCTTAATTTTAAAAAAAGAAAAATATTATAATATTGTTGGAATTACATTAGCGTCAACAACGGCAGCTGGGTCTTTTTCACCGATTGAAGTAAAAACTAAATTATAACCACTTTTATCTGCAATTAAAGTTCCTGATTCTCTACCAGGATTCAAAATCATCCCTTTGTCTTTACCTAATATAAAAAATGTTCCATCATTCTCTTTTACGATTATCATTAATCTAGTTCTAGACATTAATTTAATATTATTTACTGTCGTATTATCTTTTTTAGATAAACTACAAGTTAGTGTTTGAATATGAGCATTACCAACTGAGTTAGCTTCTACAGTTCCGTTATCAGATTCAGTCCAAAACGCTGAATTTAAATTTGGGGTAACTGTATAAAATACTGTGTCACCTGACATATCTATAGCTGAAATTAAAGAATTAGATTCTGTATATCCACTAATATCAGAAAAATTTGCTATATAAATTAAGTCAACTCCACCATTCGATTCAAAACATTCAATTGCGTTTATATCACCATTTATTTTACAATTTGCCATTATTATTTTTATTATTTTTTTAAAAACTGGGATATATAAAATCCCAGTTTTTTGTTTTGAATTTATTATTCGTAAGTTATAACTTCGTCAGTGAATTTAATTAACATCCCTAATCTGTAAGCTGCTTTAAACCAGACTTTATCAGTTAACTGGTCAGAAACCCATTGAATTTTTGGTGCTGTTATTTCAGAAATCATAGAACTAGCAACAATTAAATTTTTATCGTAAGTTGCAACAATTATAGGATTTTCAGTTTGGTCATCTACAAAAAGTTTAGGTTCTTGTTTTACAGATACTAAATTTTCATATCCAGGAACAAAAATTTCATTTCCAGTTAAATTAACGTTAGTTATTCTATTATTATCATTATCAGCTAGCCAATCTCTATATAAATTATAAATATTTTGAGCTACGTGAATTACAATTGTTTGTCCTTTTTCATTAGCTGCAGCCCACAATGAAGGTTTTAAATTAGCTTTTGATATAATATTTTTTACAATATTATTTACTATAGTTCCCGTTAATCCGCTTTGTGGGTAAACTAGGTCAGCATCAACTTTTAATCTATCTGAAGCAGCATAAGCTAAAGTTGCAAAACCATTTGTTTTATCTCCTAAAGATATAGAACTAACCCACATATCTCTTTCTAATTTACTTTTGACTTGAACGATATGTTCATCAGTAAAAGTTTTTGCAAAACTTGAATCTTCTAAGCCTTTAGCAACATTCATTCTTTCAACTCTTATAGCTTTAGGATATAATTCTGTCCAACAATAGTCTTTAGCAAATGCTATAGGATAAGTTGTTATAATTTTTTGGTCCCAAGTTGTAGTTCCTGAATTTTCAAGTGTACATAATTGAGATTGTTCGAATAATGTTACATCAATATAATTTATATATTCAGTCCCTTGAACATCATCGTAAAAATCATATCTTTGAATATCATTATTCAATAATACATTAGTTACTAATAAATCAGTAGCTTTTTCAGTAAAATTTGTTAAATTTGTTACGTCCATTTTATTTATTTATTTTTTTTAATCTTTTTTAAGATTATTTTTGTCTAAGTTTTTTATAATATTCCATCTGATTTTTAGCCTTATCTTCTTCAGTTTTTGGTTTAATAATTCTTTCGTCTTTAATTGAGATTGCAGCCGGTATTTTAGATAGTAAACTTTCAATATATTTTTTTTGTTCGTCCTGAAGTTTTAATTGTTCGTCATATATTTTATTTTGTTTTTCAATAACTAAAGCCATTTCAGAAATTTTTTCATTCATTTTTTTCAATTCTTCATTTTCATCATTTAAAATTTTTGTAGCTTTTTCTTCAGCTTCATCAATAATTTTTTGTTTTTCAGCTTCATCAAGTTTTAATTTTTCAGCTTCATCAAGTTTTAATTTTTCAGCTTCATCAAGTTTTAATTTTTCAGCTTCTTCTGTAGTAGAATTATCAACAACTTTTAATCCAGCAGGATTTAATTTTTCATTTAAATCATTTTTTAATTTTTCTTTTTTTCCAAACATAATTTCAATTTTATTTTTTATAATCTTCCAAGATTTCATCTATTTCAACAATTAAATTTTTAGAATTTTTAGATTGAATAAAAGGTAAAAAAGCCTCTATAGATAAACCTTCAGCAAGTTTATTTTCAATTTTTTCCCACAACACATCATCGTATATTTTCACGCCTACAGCCGTAGTTCCGGCTGGAACTTTAAAACCTAAAGCATTTAATTTATCATTTTTTTCATCTTCAACAATCCAAATTTCAGTTATAATAGCTTCACCATTTAATTGTTCGTCGTGTTGCCAACTTATAGATTTTTGATTATAATTTTTCATAAAATTCTCAGTCAATTTACGAATAGTATCAGCACTCATCCAAGAAAAATATTTAATACCATCCTCAGAATATTCAGTAATTCGTTGTTCAGGAATCATTATAGGCGAATAAATCATTCTATTTCCACCTTTTTTAGCTCTATTAACTATACTATATTCATATTTTTCATCTGAGTTTAAAACAAATTTTTCATTTATGGCTGGACTTTTAACTAAACCTAAACCGTAAAATCCTATAGGGTTTATAACAGTCTCATCAAAAATAAATTCTATTTCTTGGTCTTTTAACATATTAATTAATTATATTTTATATAAATATTAAAATAATGATTTTTTGTTCAAAATTTCATCTTTGCGTTGTTGGTTTGTGATTTCACTACCTACAACATATGTTTTTAAATTTATAATTTGATGGTTTTTGTTTTGTGTAATATTTGATGGTTTTGAAAAACTTTTACCTCCGCCAACAACATTCATCAAACTCAACAATTCAGTAAATAATGATGATGAATTTTTATTTATAATAATTTCACCTTTTTCAGCATTTATATTAGTTCCACCATTTTGATGATATTCACCACCAATCATACCTCCAGAACCATAACTCATAATTTTTGAAGTTTCTGATGTTATCATAGCAGCTTGAGTTACGGCTGTAGCTCCAATTAGAAATGCAGCTATTGGTCCTCCTATAGGACCTAAATCAGCTAAAGCTTTTGTAATAGCCACAGCAGTATTGATTCCTACTTCAGAAATTGATGTTAATGCATCCATTATAGCATATTTTTTTCTTATTTGCTTTTTTTGTTCTTCAGTTTTTTCATAATTTTCAAGTTCAAAATTCATAGCGGAATCTAAAAGATTTGATAATGATGTAGTTATAGCTTTAGATGTATCAACATTTAAATTAAAATTTTCTTCATTAGCAAGTTTTTGACGGTCTTTTAATGTTTTAAAATATAAATCATCATATTCTTCTTTAGTTATATTTTTATCTTTAAGATGTTTTTTTAAATTTTCAAGTTCAATATCATATTCTTCTAAACCTAAAGAAATTCTAGCTTCCATTTTAGTTTTATCAAATTCGCTAGTATCAGTTAATTTTTTTTTATCTTCTAAATATTTATTATAAATAGCTAATTTTAATTCAGAATTTTCTCCAGCTTCATCAATATCTTTTTGATAGTTTAATTTTAATAATTCTAAATCATATTTTAATATTTCGTCTTTATCATTAGAGGATTCTTTTAAAATTTCTAATTCCTTAATTTTTCTATCTAAATTTAATTTTTCAATATTATCAAAATATTCAGAAATTAATTTTTCATTATTTTCATTATATATTTTTTCTAAAATTATTAATTTTTCTTTATTATTTTTATATAAAATTTTATCAGCTTCATATTTCTTTCTTAATTCTTCAGTATTTTTTTCAAATTCTGATTGATTTAAAGCTCTTAATTCATTATTTAATTCTTCAACAGTTTTTAATTTTTCTTGAGCTGAATCACTATCATTTTTATTTTTATTATTATTTAATTTTTCATATTTTTTAATAGATTCATCATATATTTTTTTAGCTTCTTTTTCACTTTCAATTAATTTTTTTAATTTTTCTGAATCTAATAAATCAAAAATACCAACCTCTTTTATATAAGCGGTAATTCTATCGTGACTAGCTGTCAAATAAGCTAAGGTTAATTTATTTAAAGATTTCATTTGCTCTTCATTTAAATTAATAAATTCTTTATTTAACTCGAAAGTTTTTTGTTTTAAATAATATTGAGATTCCGCTATATCTAAATAGGCTTTTGTTCCATCACCAGCAAATTTAGTTAAGGAGTTTTTCATACCATTTATAGAAAATTTTGTATCTTCCGCTACAGTTTCAGTTTCTTCAGCAAATAATTCAAAATCTTCTGATAATATACCAAGTTCCTTAGCTATCGATATAATAGGTTCTAAAATATCTTTTAAAGGTTTTAATAAACTAGCTAAAGCCCCATTTACATCTCCTTTTATTAATTTTACAAAAGCTTCGAAAAATGATAACATCGCATTCATCGGTAAAGTAGCCAATTCCATAGTATATGTTAATACATCTAATATAATTGCGAATGAATCTACAGATTCTTCCCCGGCTCCGAACATATTCATTAAATCAGAAAAAATTTGAAATATTCTAACAAAAGGCTCTTTTAAACGTTCTATATATTCTGTTATAAATCCAGTTTTTTCGAATGATGCTATAATAGAATTTATTCCGTCTGTAACCGATGTTGCATCTTCAGGGTCAAAAATTCCTGCTAAAAATTGTCCACCTATAACTTCTTTTAAATCTCCCATAGAGTTTTTCATCTGTTGAATTCTACCGGAGTAAGTTTTAGCATATTTTTCAGATTTATTAAAACCTTCAGCAGCCAAATCGTTTATAATTCTCATTTTTTCTGTTTCGTCTGTAACAGTTTTTAATTCAGGATATAATTTTTCAAAAGCTTTAAAATTCCCATTTGCTGCTCTAGATAACGCTTCCATGACTTGTTCTTGAGTTACACCCCTCTCTTTCCACATTTCTGATAAACCAATAGATTTTTTTACAGTTTCATTTATATCTTCGTTAGCTACTCCTAAAGAATTTGCTATCAAAGCGAGTTTTTGAACCTGTTCATTTCCTGTCGTTGTCACAGCTTGAATATCGTTAGCAAATTTATTTATAGCATCTGAACTTTTTCCAAATGCGTCAGCCACAGCATTATTCATTTTATCTTGTTCTAAAAATAAATCTATACTTTCTTTAACTTCACTAGCCACAGAAGCAGCAGCAGCAGCAATTGCAGCATATCCAGCAACAACTCCAGCAGAAAAATTCTTTACACTAGTAGCAGCATCTTTCGTGTTCGTTGTTACTATATCAAATTCAATTCTTTCTTTTTTACTCATATTTATTATTTATTTATATAAAATATTTATATTAATTATTATGTTTTAAATATTATACGCAGCAATCTGTGCTCCTGTTATTACTACTTATAGGTCCAAACCCAAATTCTTTTATTTGTAAATGTTCATCACAAAAATTCTCTATACTTTTTATTATATTTTTAAATGTTGTCATATTTTATTTCATATTTTTTATTATTGCTGCAACTATTTCAGCAGTTGCACAGTTTGCTATTCTATTCGCTGCTGCTAATGTTATTCCATTTGTTCCTGTTCCAACTGTATCATCAGTAGACCCCTTCATTAACTATTATACGCAGCAATCTGTGCTCCTGTTATTGCTACGGTTGAACACTGCTCTAATCGTGTTATTAAATCTCCAGATAAAGCATATGTTCCAACTGTATCATCAGTAGGTACTCCTTCATTAACTGTTGATGGCGGTGCCACTGCACAAGTTCCTTCAAATTCATCATTTGGTCCATAAACTGTATCTTTTCTAACATCAGCTTCTGTTGGGTGACCAGTATTAACACCAGCACCATAAAGATATTGTGTATTACTTCCAAAGTCTGAAAATTCCCATACTGTTGTTGGAGTTACGTTTAGGAATAATCTATCTGAACGAATTGCCATA